ATCAATCTGTCGAAAATAATTTCTAAACTTAATCAGGTTACGTCCAGGGCCACAGCCGTATTCTAAGGCTAACTTACCCTGCATGATCGGGGCACCGCGGAACAACAACTCTTCATTCTTGTCTGCGTTGTGTGCCTCGTACCATCCCACGACAGGTTCCCGATTCTGTAATGACCAGTTCGCCGCTTCGCGTTCCAGAAGGTTCTGGAAATGATCTCCCGTTTCAACTGGAGGTGGTGTAGCGGGTCTGTTCACGCTCTGTGTTTCGGTATTGTACACAAACAACGACATCTTCTCGTCCATAATCTAGTCCCTCCAATACGCAATATCGATTTCGGAATTGTCCTCATGCACATAATCTACACGCTGCTTAAATCCCGCACCTGTGAGGAAGGTGGACATTGACGCGAACGTGTTGTCTACCTCTGTTATATAGACAGGCACTTGGTAGGTGACTTCACAACGTCCCGACTTCACATTCTGAATCCAATCCCCCAGGCTCTTGAGTGCGAGTAAATCATTCCCCTGGCAATCCGTCCACAGATAATCAATGTGGTCGATACCGTAGAGGTCTAACAGTTTCGCAAAGTTGATGGTGTGTACCACAATCTTTCCAGTCATCCCGCGCTGATACTGCCAATGCTTCTTGAGGGCTGTTTGAAGCAAATCAGGATGCAAGGGATAGAGGCTGTTGATGCCTCGTTCATGATCCATGATATGAAACTCTTTGATGGCATCCGTGGTATCGACCGCGAACGGCCAGAGCGTCACACGAGGGTCATCCTTGAATCGCTTCACCAACTTCGCAAAGAGGAATGGGTCAGGTTCCGCTGCATATAATTTATCGGGGTTGTGTTGCGTGAGTAACTTCGCGGTATCATCCCCATTGTTCGCCCCAATTTCCACCACGATTTTCATAATACATCTCCTAATGATTTTGTAAATTGTTCACTACACAATCGCGTCAACTCCTCTACCACGTCAAGGCTGTGGTACGCATAAATGCGTCGAACCTTGTATCGATAGGTACCGCGATATCTGCGCTTAGGAATTCTCTTCCCCATCACAAGATATATTCCATCGTTGCAAGTCCAAGTTCCCTTGAGAGTCCGTTGGTGGCTCTGCACCATGATCGTTTCAATTTCAAACGCAAGTTCTTTCATCGCCAAAATCTTATATCAGGTTTTCCAAATTCTGTGGATGTATCAAGCTGAAAATTGAATCCATTGTCATATAGATATGTAGGCACGGCCGTGACCGCGGGTGCAGTGTCATAGACACACACTCTTCCGCGGTGAACTCGATTTACATACTGTCCTAAACTCTCCAAACACATTTCCTCACGATAAGGGGCATCGATCCTAAGATAATCAATCTGCTCAATGGAATATAGGTGAATAAAACTGTCGAGTCGCATAGTCCACACCATTCTAAATGAGGCTGAAGGGTTGCCCCACGGTGGTTGGAGGGTACTCTGTCCTTCTGAGAAGTCGAACAGTGGTTCCTGATTATCCCCAATATCAACAGCAAACGGAAGTACCGTCAACCGAGGATATTGAAGAGAACGCTTATAGAGGGCCTGGAATTTCAACCAATCAGGTTCAAAGGCATAGACATTCGCTTCGGCGTCCTCTAGGAACTTCAGAGTTTCGGTGCCTTCATGGGCACCCACTTCCACAATCGTTTTCATAGTTCTTTTTTGATAATCCAGTATCGTCGTTGTCCCTGTCGGAAGTGGCCACTGTTGGTTTCTTCCCAATCATAGTAGTGGGTGCCACCCAGGTTCAAGTCTCCCACATCATAGCGGTTCCATGTGGTACCCAGTGTTTCTACATAATTTTGGAAGTTGTTGGCGGTCATAACCGTACCAATACGATTGACAGCATGATCGTATTGATCCATTTCGTCCTTCTTTTGCTCGTAATTCGGATCGGCTAGATCGATGATCTCAGTCTCCAGACACACCATAGGAGCAACCTGGAAGCAACACTTCAAATCTTGTTTCCAATTGTCCAGGTGATAGAGTAATCCCCAATGCACGATCAGATCGAAGTGCCCTGGGACCGTCCATTCTGTGTCATGGTCAACAAGATAGGCTTCAAAGCCATCCTCTTTCATGAAGTCCACGAAAAATTGTCGTCCATCTGTAAAAACCACTTCAGCCCCCAACTTCTGAATCAGGCGGCCGTTGTTCCCATGTCCACATCCCACATCAAGGACACGCTTCCCTGGAAACCAATCGGCACCCAGTGCCTTCACGAGACAATCGACCCGCAATTTATTCCAGCCGTCCATGTCACCGTGTTGAAAATAGTCATTCTTCGTTGTCATGTTAGACTCCATTATATGCGGCGATATTGTACTTGGTGGTTGCCCAGGGATACCAGTCGATCTCTGGAAAACTGGGCGTATACGTGGCGACTTGAGGACCATTGTTGTTCAACACATGTCCCCATTTCTTCTGGTAGTAAGCTTGCGCTCGGAGTAACGTCTTGTTTCTGTCTCGTTCTTTCTCTGCTTGAATACGTTCCATGTGCCAATGGACATTTTCGTAGTTTGGGTCAATCGATTTGCTCTGCAATTCAGTACGAATCGCTTGTCGCACCCCAATGGAGTTATGCACGAATCCCCAGTCATGGGTATCTTCAATGCTCATAAGGGACTTGTCATACCCTGAATGGTAGACACGCTTCATGAAGTCAGCATCACCACAATACGGTGAACAGAACCGCTCATCCCAATACCCACTCTTGCGTAGCACATCGAGGGTGATGTAGTAGAATTGGTCGCCGGCTGGACCCCAAATAAAATCATACTGCTTCCGCCATTCTGTCAACCACACAGAAAACTCAGGGTGCACAAAGGTATCATCCTGAATGCAGGCAATGCTGTCGGAGTGTTGCAGGGCTTTGAAAAAGACGCTGTTCCAGCTTCGGGCATTCCACAAATTTGAATCATCAGTGTTCAGACTATTGATAACCACCTGATCCACATATCCCTTGGATTCATCAGTGAGGGACACCAGAGAATGATTCGACATGATGTTGGAGCGTATGCCTTGGTGTCCCAACTCCGTGATGAGTCTGTTGAGTGCCACAGGACGATTGAACGTCAGAATCCACAGCGATAACTTATCCATTGACGAACCCCCATTCCTTAATTGCAGCATAATACTCTTCTTCGGCACTTCCATCGATGGCCTGTCTCATTGCCTTACACCCGGCAAGCGTCCCACCTGGATGCCCGTGTAGGGCACCTCCGACATTGGCCAGATATTCTGTACCTACATGCTTCGTGACATGGGTGACCAATCCTGGGTGCATTCCACAGGACAAGGCAGGAATCACGTTACAGACTGACAGAAGATTCATGACTGTTTCTAACTCTTTGGTGTCAGCACCCATGTATCCACCAAACATACCCGCATGGATGGAATCAACACCCGACAGTGCGGCCAGCTTGCACATGACAGCCCAGGACATTCCAAACGCATTATCTTTGTGGGTGATAACCTTATCCCCGCTCTTTTGATAGTGGAGGAACAACGGAAGATCGAGGCGACGGATTGATCGGTAGGCACCCAGTCCACTCCAGAAATTGATATGCACTCCGTTCGCTCCCTCTTCGGCAAGAAGCTTGGCGCGTTGCTCAATGACATGAGGATCGCCGTTGATCGAGAAACAATAGATGACTTTGCGGCCGCAGTTCTGTATATAATTGGCAATTAACGGCACACGATCCTTGAGTGTACAGAATGAGGGATTGGAAAGAATTTCATCTTCCTTGATGAAATCCACTCCTCCATCCACCAACTCTTTCACCATATCAAGGAGTTGGTTCGGACGCAACCCGGTCTTGGGCTTGATGATGCCACCGAAAAATGGTTTGTTGTGTTGCCCAGTCAATTCTCGCAACCCCGACATACCAAACTTAGGCATAGGGAAGTGGGAAGTCACCGAGAACGGAATCTGAATATCAACCATACGACAACGAACAATGTGGGCGATATCTGCCTGGCCGCCAAGCACCTGACACATGAGATGGGCGATACCGTCACCATCCCAGTCTGTATTCACAACCGGAAACGCGATTTGTACTCTACCACGCAATCCTCTTTGTGGGTAGTCATCGGTATCATTCCACTCGGTGCGAAGCACGAGACAGGCATGGTTCTCAAAGAGTTCATCCGTTTCCCAATGGTTACGTATATTGGGGTTGCCCATGCTTTGACCGATAGCCAAGTCAAAGGCAGCTTTTTTAACGCTGTGGGTACTTTCAAGATCGTAGGAAACGATCACATACTTCTCTCTGTCGATTGAATCCGCATCACGAAAAATATTAAACATTATATTTATCCCCTATGATGGAAGGCACCTTCACGACCACAATGGTACTCTTTTCATGCACAATGCAGTCGCTCACTTCGTCTTTCTCGAAAATGAAGATATCACCAGGCACCAGGAGCCTGCCATTACAGGTCATCGACCCACTCACAAACACATTCATCTCCTCAACCAGGTGATGATAGTGTAATGGTATATAGGCTCCCTCCTCATGAATCATCACGGAAATTTCAAACCCTTTCGTTCGAATCAACGACGGCTCAAAGTCACCAATAATCCATCCATTCTTAAATTCTTCTAGCCGACGCATTCTCATAATACATGATTCCTCAAATAATACTCCAAATCGGTTGGAGTTCCTAGCGACCACATTTTCTGGACATTCTTCACCCGAATCTTTGCCCCATCTTGGATGGCTTCGTTGTACACCGGACAGACATAGAATTCATTGTTGACGCGAATGTTCTTCGACATCATCTGTTCGGCATACTTCACAAAGTCTGCCCCATGCGTCCAGTAATACAATCCCACAGTCGCATCGTCGGAAATGACTTTCTTCTCAGCAACCTCACTAACAAATCCATCATCATCCACCTTGGCAAACGAATACTGGGGGTGCACTGATTTGAACGTGATGATCCCACCGGCAATCCCATCAGCCGAGAAGGCATACAAGCATTCATTCGAGTTCCACTCCACACACTGATCGGAATTGGCAATGAGAATGGGGTTCTCGTTGTTGATGAATTCTTTTGCTAGTAGAACAGTACAGGCGGCCCCTTCGGTCACCCCATCAGCCTGCACAATATCACATCCTGGCGCTACCATGTTGAGCATGTACTTGAGTTGATACTTCTCATAGTGCTCTTTCTGCACGATGAATATATAGTGCGCGTCGATGTTCAGACTTTCTTTGACGACCTGAATCATGGGGCGCCCATTGACTTCGATCAAGGGCTTGGGAAACGTGTAACCCGCCACCGCGAACCGTGAACCATGACCTGCCATCGGCACAATCACATTGAGTTTCTTGTCGCGCCATGGAATAGAGTTGTGAATAATACCATTGAAGTAATCAATTATGGATTCTCCAAGCGCGTAAGTCACTTCGGTAGGATTACACACCGGAACAAGGTGAGCGCCGGATGCAAGGGCCCCTTCGCGTCCAATATGAGAATCTTCCACCACTACGGTATTTTTGACATCGGTCTTCAGGGCAATCATGCACTTCCAATACATCTCAGGAAAAGGTTTTGGATGCTTGACCTCCTCATTACTAACAAAGAAATCCACCTGCTCCATAACTCCCAGGCGACTGAGTGCCATCACCAACGTCTGCCGAATACTGTTCGACGCGACGGCAATCTGAATATGATTCATCTTGAGGATTTCAAAGATGGATTGTAGGTCCACATTGGGACGAATATCCTGATACAATTCTACCGTATGACGCTGCTTGGCTTTCCACACTTGGTCGTAAAATTCAGCAGGCAACCCCTTCTCTTCTGTGAGCTTCGCAAGTTTCTTGGTAGTAGGTAGACCATCATACACAGACAAATGCTCTTGCCATGAAATAACAAATCGTGGATGTATCTCGTCCAGAGCACGATTGAGGGCAATAAAGTGTAATTGTCGTGAGTCGATCAACACACCATCGAGGTCAAAAATTACCAATTTGTTTTTCATAGCGAGTTCCTTATGTTATTGCTCATATGGAAATCCAGTCCTGCCATTGTCACGGTGTGCCTTATTATGCCGTACGGTGGATAAAGGGTTACACACAATCTCTGCCTTGCCACGTACACGAAGCGACCATTCCACATCTTCAGGCGACCCTGGTGGCATGGCTTCACTGATTGGATTATCTCTTAAAAAATTTCGCTTCACAAGAAAATAACCACCACTGACATACTGATACTTAGTCTGACTCCAATCCTCATAGTGGAGGGAATGATACCGCGGAAGTGTCGGATGATCCCAGATCACCCAGTCGGTGAAATGTCTCTTGCCATTGAGTAGGTATTGGGGGTTTGAGCAAATATCCCATTTATCTCCAAATCGATAATAGCCTTCATACCATTCAGGGTCAAAGAGGTAGTAGTCATGGGTCAGCACTAGGATATCGTTGTTCGCGGTTTTTGCGACCAGATTCTTTTTCCTTGGCAACCATCCATCACACAAGATATGTCGGCAATTAAGATCAGGCACCACGTCAGAATCAAATTTATCATAGGACCCCGCAATGATGATTTCATAGTTGGGGATATTCAAGCTGCGAATGGAATCCACCACTTGCCTCAGCCGATCAATGTCATCATAAATCGTCATAATGCCAAATGTCAGATTCATGCGAGGACTCCGAGAATATCACTCACCGTGTGTTTGACCAGGTGGGTGGACATTACATATTTCTGCGCTTCCAACAAATGCGTACCCGTGGTACCGCGGTATAATTGGAGGTATAACTGCAATTCTTTGGGTGTCTTATACGTTGCGCCATATTCCCGCATAAGTTCAGCCCCCGCAATTTCACGACCCACCCACGGCGTCATGTTCAACATCGACTCTAATAACACCAATCCAAATCCTTCTGCATAGCTGTTCAGGATATACAGGTCAGCGTCTAAGAGTGCATCTAACATATCCTGACGATTGGTGAAGAGAAACGGCTTGACAAATTCACTTTCCTTGGGCATCGATCCGAAGCGATTGTCATACCCCGTCAATACCAAAGTCGTATCGGTGCGCTTGGTGTCATTGAAGACACCCACTAATTCCTCGAACGCTTTGTTTGGCCAGTAGCCCCCAGAGGACAAAAACATATACGGCGTGTTGATACCAAAAAGTTCACGAAATCCCGGTCGCCCCACGGACGTAGCAGGATTGATCCCATGTCGGACTCGCACAGCACGATCCTGGGCTTTCCACTCTTGGACATGACGCCAATCGGCATGGGTTGAGCAACCAATGTAGGCAACACGATGAAGCGCACTGAGGCAGACCTTGGAATTTGAGGGCATGATGAGCATGTAAAGTACAGGGCCACCGAGTTGATCGGCATGTTCCAAGACAAAGTTCTGAATACCCACATCACCGCCATGCACGACAATCAAATCCCATTTTTCCTTGAGGATCATGGGTTCTGAGGTGACAACCACCCCATTCAGATCGCCTTTGTGTTCGCCCGCAAAGACGGCGACATAGTGACCCCTAGCACGAGTCTCGTCTGCCATGTCGCGCACGTAGTTCTCCGAGCCACCTGGATAGGGGGCATAACGATGCACGACAAAGAGAATACGCTTCGGCCGCATCGCCTGGGCCGCCTGAAGTGCTTTTGTTGCAGGAGAAGGCTCGATAGGGTTCCGGTCGGGAGTTAGTGTGCTCATGCGTATAGTCTTTCCACCGCAGCCAGAACCTCTGGAACCCTATCATACTGGTGGACTATGGCATATGGCGTTCCATCAGGAGTCACCACCTGAGTTCCATTGAACTGCGGCAGGTGTTCGGTGATGAATGGCTTGTAGACTTCAAACTTGCGAGGGTCCATC